TCTTTAGTTAAAGTTTTCCATTTTTCCATGAATTCTAATTGTGCAATAATATCTTTTTGAACAATACTACTTAAAAATTCACGTTGTTGATCAATATCTTCTTGTCGTTCAGTGGTAATAAATTGTTGCATCTGAGCTTCTCGTTGTCGTTGAGCTTCAGCAATAGGAGCTGTTTGTTGAAAATATTCTCCTAGTTCTTGTTCCAGAATGGGGGCCCATCGTCCTCCTTCCGAACGACCAGAAATTAAACCAAGCCCTAACATAATATCGGCAAAAAATTTTTCTCTACCATAATTTTGTTCGGGATAAAGTCTTTCCGCTTGACCTTGATATTCTTCTAAAGTTCCTACAGGATACATTCCTTGTGCTAATTTTTGATAATTCATAAAACGATCTGCAGGAACAGTATCTTCTCCTACAAAATCAAAATTAACATTAGTGATACCTTGAGATGGAGGAGATTCCGTTTCGCCTCCCGTGTTTAATACTTGATCAATAATGGCTTCTTGGTCTTTGTCCATTATACTAACCCTAAGTTACCAATGCCACCCGGTATTCCTTGGGTTAATCCTTCATATCCACGAAGACCCAGTAACCCACCACCAATAGCGGCAGCAAAAGGACTTTGCATATAAAGAGGACCGGCTGCAACGGGTTGTTGAATTGTACCAGCAGGCATACCTTGTAAAATATTAGATCCAAATTCTAGTCTACCGTAAGGCTCTGCTTGCTGTGCTAAAACATTAGCACGAGCTAGATCTAAACCTGTTTGAGCAAAAGCTTGATTTTGTTTACCAATACCCAGTAAAGCTCTTACATCACCTTGATCCATTGCTTGCCTTGCTTGAGCTAAGTTTCCTTGAATATTTGCTAAACCCCCTAATCCAGTTACTTGTGCTCCGTATTGTTGACCCACACCAATAGCTCGTTTAGCCGCTGCTTCTTGAGATGCCATAGCGGCGCCTAAAGCTTGCTGATAGTTTCTTGATTGATCTTCATAAATTCGTCGGGATTTAATATCTTGAATGTTTCGTGCTAGTTCTGCTCCTTGAAGTCCAAAGCGTGAACCACCAAAAGCACCTGCTTGTTGGGCTTGCGCTGATAAAGCTTGAGTTGATAATGCGCCTTGTCGATCAATTTCTTTTAAAGCTTCTTGAGTAACAAGTTGACTATAAGGATCTTCAAATTGTTTTATAGCTGCGGCTGTCGGAGCAAATTGTCCTAGTCCTTGAGCTAAAGCTGCTTGACCTGCCGCCGCCGCTGTTAAACCAGCACCCGCGGTTTGTTGAGCTGCTGCTAATTGAGCCTGCGGAAGACCTGCCGCAATGTCAGCTCTTTGCATAGCCATTGCATCTATTTGATCCTGAGTCTGTTTTGCTAATTGTTGTGCAGGGACGGGTCTAGCTTTATCTAACAATCCTTGAAGATAATTAGTATCACCAGGTTTACCAATACCAAATAAGGTATTGTAAAGTTCCTGCATCCTTTGCTCTTGATAAGGTGCATAACGTTGTGTTTGAATCATGCTTGTAGTTGCCATTATGCTTGTCCCTCAAATTTTCTCATCATATCATACATTTTCTTTGTACCAGCTGAACGGCTTCCGCCTCCAGCTCCTTTAACAGCATTAGCTGTCATAACAAATTCTCCATCACTTAACATAGCTGGAATGTCATCACTTGTTCCTGTGCCAGGTCCACTAATTCCTCCATCTTTATGAGGGAAAACTTTTGAAATTGCTCCACCTTGAGCTACGGGTATAACCGGTGAAGGAGCCGTTATAGGAGTAGTTGTTCCAATAATATTTTCTATAATGTCATCACTTACATCATAGTCGTAATCCTCACCTTCTCCTTCTTGTTGTCTTTTTAAAGCTTCATTCGCTCGTTTAGCCTGATCATACTGGGCCCAGGCTGAAAGGCTTACAAGACCAGTTTTTAAAGGATCATCCAAAAGCTTTGCTCCCATTTTATTTAAAATTCCTGATTGAGAAAGACGAGCTATATCTTCATCCACCTTCATCTTTACAAAAGCCTTTAATTTCTCTCCTGTATAACCATATTGATCCACTCCCATTTTTTTATATTTTTCCCCTAAAGCCCAAGTGTCATCAAAACTTAAGGTTTTACCAGGGCTCCACATTTTTCCTTTAACGGTTGACCACCAGTCTGGAGTACCTTGATCTGTAAATAGTCCTTTACCCCCTAAATAATCTCCTCCTAGTCTTCCAGCTCCTCCTCTAACACCAGCGTGGAGAATATCTTTCATGTCTCCGCCAGCTATTGCTTCCATAGCAGGTGCGGCGAGCCATCCAAAAGGACCAGGCATAAACGCTCCTGCAGCCACTTGGGCAATAGGGCTTTTAAAAATTTTTTTGATTTGCTTAAAGAAAAATTCTGGTTGTCCAGTAATTGGATTTTTTGAATTTAATTCATTACCCACAATATAGCGTTCAGGCTCAATGCCCATAGCACGCATAGAGTCAAATAATCTTTCTTTAAGTAACGGGTCGTGGTCCAAGACTTCTAAAGGAACAACCGTTTCTCCTTCAGCAGCGTGAACAATATACGTATCCCCGTATCGTCCTAGTCCTCCTAAAGAGGTAGCGACGTGTTGTATTGTTTCTATTCCTGTTTGTTGCATGTACGATCCATGTTATTTTTTTGTTGCTCCTTCCATGTGGAGTTTTGCAACTGTAATCTTTACATCTCTTTTAATGTGAGATTCAGTCGTCGAAGTTGCAGGATCGTCTACGTCTGCTTTTGCAGCTTCTTCACTATCATACTCTTGTCCTGTATCAGCATGATATATTATTGTCTCCGTAGCGCATTTGATAATAGGGACTTGTTTTCCATTAATCTCTCTATATCCAATGATTTTAGGTTCTTCTTTAATTGCCATATTTTTACTCCTATTTCAAGTCTTTATGCAGTAGTACCAGCCTCTCTAAAGCGTTTAAAGTTATCTACCTGTAATACAGCTGCCGTCACATGAACACGGTTAGATGCATTAGCTTGTATATTTAATACATCATTTTCCTCTAAAACTAAAGTAGATTGCCCATATATTTGAGCTGTATTAGGAGCTAAAGCTTCAATTTGAGAATTAGCACTAATGGTAAGAGTACTCGACCATTTAATGACCGCATCCCCATTACTCGCATCCGTCCAAGAAATATCAACCGTTGCATCCGATGCTTGATCATTACATACATGAAGAGATTTTATAATAGCTGTTGTATCACTAGGGCATGTATAAATAGTAGTAGGATCCGCTGTTGTTAGGTCTACTCCTGAGTTAATATATGAATTAGCCATTTAATGCTCCAAAAACCAAGACTGAGCTTCTGCTTCAGCACTAATATCGTATTGATAAGTTGTATTTAAAAGCTTTACAATCTGTTCTAACAAACGCACCATGGCATCAAATTGCTGAGGATCATATTCCGGAGTTGCGTTAGGAAATCTTGTTATATTAATTCGAGCCATTACCTTCTTCCATCTGGTTGTAAATCTAATCTAAACGTTCCAAAACGCCAGTTAGAATCTGTTGTATCACTAGAGAATTTAACATTTGCCGTACGTCCTCGTCCACGAAGATCTATATGAGTTGTTGTAGTTTCTACAACTGAATTAGAACTCGCACTCGAAGCCGCACCTTGAGGATAATCTCTAAATTCCATAATAACATTAACGTTTCCTGTTTGATTTTTAAAGTCGGGAATAAACTTACGTACTGCCATTACTACTCCTGCTTGTTCATCGCTTATATCAAAATCCCCTGAAGTAATATGGGCATTAATAGCTGATCCATTTCCATTGTATCCATTTTCTTGAGAGAATAAAGCAGATACTCCATTAGAAAGAGGACCGGTAATTGTAGGGGTAACATTAGTAGTAGAATTAGGAAGATACTGAGTTGAGTAAGGATATTCATATACTCCTCTATCCACCCAAGTAGTCCTATCCATTGTTCCTACTGACCATACTTGATCTACATAATTATAACTTACATATTTATTGATAAGATTATTATAAGCACTCGTGTCGGGATAAAACCATGTTACTTCATGAAAATCTGTATTAACTCCACAAAAAATATCATTTTGCCCCGAAGGATCTAATGTACTAAAAACATAATCTTGGACGGTACATTGAAGCTGTTTTACGGCACCATCATAAACAAAGAATCCATTTTGACTCATCCAGAAGGTTACTCCTCGCACATCCACGCAAGCATGTTGAGCTACTAATCCACAGTTAGCACCGAGTTGTTGTAAACCAAAGGTATAAGGAGGGCCAATATATTGAAGTCCATGAACAGAGCTATCTGTCCATATAAGCATAGCTCCTCTACTTTTAACACCGCCCATAAGTTTACTTCCATCTCCTATACGTAAACTACCTGATGTATTAGTTGTTACAGGAGTCCAGTCGGTTAAGCTTTCTTGATCAGCCCATCTCAAATATAAATCATCTTGATTGCCACTTGCCCCAATAGTAGTTTGAGTTCCAAAACATATTAAATGTCGATCGGGAACAGATACCATAGAGAAACGAGAGAGATAAGGAGAATTACTGATCCGCGTTGCGCGGGTCCCGGTTCCTGCTGAAGCATCCCATTGATAAGTCGCTCCATCATGAAAAGTAGCAATTAAATCTTCTCCCCAGTTATCTAAAGACCAATTAGCTCCCTGGATAACCGTAGTCGAAGTAGATCGGGCATTTCCCCATTGGGCTTGACCCCAAGTAGCAGTGCCCCAACCATACCCTAAAGAACTAACAGCATTCCCGGTATTTATTTGAAAATTAAATGTTCCTGTCCCAGTGGTACTAAAAGCAGTTCCTGTTTCGGTAGAAGCTAATGTAATAACAAAATTATTGGTATCCGTAATTGATTGAATTTCAAACTCTCCCTCAAAATCCGAAGCAGATAAACTACTTGTTCCTGGAATAGAAGCTACATTGGAAATAGTAACAAAATCACCAGCCTCGGCTCCATGAGAGGTAACAGTGCATGTTACATCTGCGCTAGAAGAAGTTGTAGTAAAACAGCTCGCTACAGCTGAGTCAGTCTGACGAATAGGAGTAATGTCATAAATGGTTGTTTCTGATAAAACATATAATTTTTTATTAGTTCCAAGAGCTGTATATCTTAGTTGCTCTAAGGTGTACCAAGAGAATTGATCTCTAGCTATGCCTATAATAGTGCTTGTTGTAGCTTCTTTCCAACCACCTAATTTTTCTGGTAAGCCATAACGAAAACGCACAAAATCAGCATCGGTCCATCCTCCTTCAGCTCCATAGTCAGTATCTTGCTTATTTATTCCCGGTCGAAAGTTTATCTTTGTTAATGGCATTATATTCCTCTTTGCTCTTAAATCTTGTCCCTACGTGTCCTTTAAAAGAAAACGTACCCCAATGGGTAAGGGGACTCGAAATATCTGCATATATTCTACCACCAATTTTCTGCCAAAGTCTACAAAAAGCATAGTCCTCCGATAAGTAACGTTTGTCCTCTGGATCAATCATTGTATCAAAAAACGCCCACGTGTTTTCTGACTTATATTTCTTACCATTTATAAGTTGATCTGTCTTATATTGCAACTCTGGATATGCTTTTTTAAGCCTTTCAAAAACTCCTCTTTTAATGAGCATAAATCCTGTGGCTCCATCCAAAACCTCTACAAATCCCTTATCTATCACCACATTATAAGGATCTTTAAAATTTAGATTATATTCTAAAGATGAAGAAAATAAGAGATCGTTATCCTTTATTTTCTTTTGTCGATGCTCATTAGTCAATCTATAAACATAATCCCAATTAATATCTTTTTTAGAATAAACCCCCGTTACAACATCTTTATCATAGTCCATCATTCGCTTAATACTCATAGGATCAAATTGAATGTCTGAATCAATAAACATTAAATGACTAGGTTTATCTTCCGCATTTAAAAACTCAGAAACACAGGTATTGCGAGCTCTCGTAATTAAAGATTCATTAGTGACGCTGCTATAAGACATAGCTATTTTTTTATCAAAACACATCATTTGTAATTTGAGAATAGAGTGAAGATATCCCATATGGCACATCCCCCCATAAGCCGGCGTAGCCACGTAAATTTTCTGTATTTCTTTCATTTTTGACTTATATCAATCTTACTTTTATAGGATAATAGTTTTGTTGACAACAAAAACATGATATGAATTAAGGAGCAATTATGTATGATTTTGCTATTAAGAAAGATTTTTTTAAAAACTCGGATTTTTTAAAAATTAAAAAACAACTTCTGAGTTTAGAATATAATCCTCCTTCTCCCGAAGATACAGGTAGACTTTCTAAGCAAGCTTATTGGCATTCTCGTACAGTAGAAACAAAAAGTGAAATTGGCGATTTAATATTATCTAATATTAAAAATCATTTTAATTTTAAAATAAAAAAATTTCATAATATACTTTTTACTATGGTGGGTAATAAACCTCAGCTTAATCCTCATATAGATTTAGTAAAAAATAAAATAGAGTATCAATGTTTAATCTATATAAGCGGTCCAATTTCTTTAGAAAATGGAACGGGTTTCTTTACTCCTAAAGAAGTTAAAAATAATAAAGTTTCATATTTTCACACTGATTATATAGGTTTTGAAGAAAATAAGGCTATATTTTTTAATTCTTCTAAAATCCACTCTCCTTTACAAACTCTGGAAAAAGGGGACTGGAGATATTCAATTGTGTGTTTTTTTTGTTAAAAATATGATATGAAGAATAAAGAATAAAGAATAAAGAATAAA